TGCGTACAATCTCAATCTATTAAACTCGGCCCATTGGCTATAGAATCTACAGTTAGTTCCATCTTTTTTAAACCACTCGTATTGAATGGCTTGACCAATTTGCAAACCGAACTCATCGGTTTTCTTTTCAGCGTCTGAAACAAACTGACTTGGGAATCCTGTAGGTGATATGTTTATCGTTACCTCTTTCATTTACTTCCTTAATTCACTTATAGAACCTGTGTTGCTATACCTTGCAAAGTTAATACTTATTTTTGACTCTAGTTTTTGTGGTGTATATATGTGTTTTTGATTTGCCATTATCGCCAATCCTGAACTTATTGTAGCATCAAATTTTGTTCTATTGTTTATGTTAAACTTAGCCCAATCCTCTAACGTCCTAGTGAAGCACATTGACCCCATTTCATCTGAATCTCTATATGTTGACTCCATATCTATACCAACATACTTTTCGATATAAGACTCTATAGCTGTTGCGTGTGCTTGTTTTACATCCTCACTAGAGTTAGGTATGCCTCCTAGTTCTTTCTCAGTCTTTGAAAGTTTAGATATATGCTTGTCTGGTCTATTAATACTAAACCCCCTATAGCCCCTATTCTTGAAATGATATAGTAGCCTAGGCTTATTGTTCTCTACAAGTATAGGCATACCATAAAAGATACAAGCCATTAATACTTCCTCAAAAAATATTTCAGCAGTTTGAGGTCTAGCAATATATTGTAAGAAGAACTCATTGGTCGGAGCATCGTCCATATGAAACTTCGTCAACCCATGAAGCGCACCATTAGATGCACCACCACCAACTGTTCCGGATATATCATAAGAGTCACATCCAAACGCACCGATGTGTTCATTGCCTGGTATTTTTCTACCACCCTTTGTTATGATGTTATTTTGTAACGCTGCGCTCGGCAACCAAGACACCAAGAATCTACCTCGGCTATCAGGAGTCCACACCACTTTAGTATCTTTCTCTCCATTTAACCATTTGAATGTACCTCTAGTTAAAAAATGTTTTTGTATTAAACTCTCATTGTAATCTATCTGAGCATATATCTTTGTTAGGTTAAACAACGACTGCTTACTCTCATCTCTAAATGCGTGTGATTCATTTCTAGGAAACTGACGATAGTATTCATTTAATGCATCAGGATCTGACTTTAAAGAGTCAACCTCATTTTCCCAATAGTCTATTGCACCTACATCAATCAACATACCATCAATACCTTGAATAGGTTTCTTAGGACTTCTTAGTACTGGATTACCATATAGGTCTATAAAACCTTCCATGTTCCACTCCATAGGGACAAACAAACTATAAAGACCACTCTTAGTTTGACCGTTGGCATTTCTATTCTTTACACTCGAATCATTGTAAAGACTCTTAAAATTACCACCCCCCTTCTCTAAAGCATTAGATGTTGAACCCATCATACACTTACCAATAACTTTACTTCCCAACCTTAGACAAGTTTTTGTTACACGCCAGTTGTTTAATATGTTATCAGGTTTATCCCACTTACCACTCTCATCATGGATTAGTAGCTGTAGCTTCTCACCATCATAACTATTGTCCGAAGTGTTCTTCCAGTCAATAGTTGTATCTAGCCCCTCCATGTCATTTTTATCTATGGTGGACATATTCTTCTTGGTAATCTTAGACGCTGGTATTCTATATGCTAATTCAGTTTTTGGTTTATCCATACCATCTTGTATGGGTCTGAAAAAGAATGGATAGTTGTTAGATATAGGAACAACCTTGTCGGTAAACATTTTTTTAGCATCAGCTCCAGTCTTAGACAAGATGCCTATACGAGCATCTTTTGCTAGAGTACCTATATTGGTACACTCTTCAGACGCCATAAATGAAAACCCTGAACGTCTTATTTTTAGATAACAAATTCCAAATGATCTATAGTCTGCCTTACACGCCTCCCAAAATATATAGAATATTCTATTGGCTTCCCGGAAGTCAGGATATCCCACATCAATCTTAGTCCATTGTAAATACATATAATGAGACCCAGTAATATAAGTAGGCTCGCCATTACGCATAAACCAATGACCATCCTCTCTTCTATTAAACTCTCCTTCAATATAATCTACCCATAAGTTCTTAAATGCCGAAGGCATTTCGTTCCATTGGAATATTGATTTAATTTTAGATAGCTGCTTAGGATAGTCTTGCCTCTCCCAATATTGTTCACTCTTTGTTTTACTACGAATATTTGGATTAGATGGTTGCTTAGGAAGGGCAACAAGTAAACCACTAATATTGTATATCGGGCCTATCTCTCCTGTCTTTGATATTACGACAATGTCATACTTCTGATTGTAACCATATAGCCAAGACTTCGCCCTGTTCTTATTCTTTAGAACAGTAATGGGTATTACATCGAACACCTCCTTGTATATACTATTTAGCTCGTCTTTCTGCAAATCCTTGTTTAGAGTCAGTCACTGTGTCAACCCCTTTGTTTAATAACTCTCGCTCTCCCTCAATTCTTGTGAGTATCTCAAACGCATCAAATATCGCTAGCTTTTTTGTGGCAGCAGCATTCTTTAATCTATCTGCTGCAAGCTCATCATCTGGATCAGGCTTGATAATATCTTCCTTAGCAACTTTTATTAATTGCTTCACCGCCCTTTCACCAGCGTCTATGATTTGTTTTTTTAATTCATCTACATTCATGTCTTCACACATATGGCATGGTTATACATTCGGTATAACTTTTCACCATCAATTTTAAATTCATACTCTGAATCAGGAACAAATCCGATCTCGTCTCCTTCGTTCAGTCCCATTGAAGATAGAAATTTATTTCCATACTTCAACACGCCAACAAGTTCTTCTTCTTTTATGGCTTTTTCTATAGTGTATTTTTTTGGAGGTACAGGTTTTATAAAACAAAACTCGTTTCTACTTTTCCAAACTCCATTATGTGAGTATGCAAAATATTGATCATCGTCAATTAAAAATAAATCTTCTTTAAAAAAACTCCTACCACTTCGCTCTTTACCTTGCATATCGTTATAAAACTTAAATGCATTGTGGTGAACTAACAAGGTGTCTCCAGTTTGAATGTCTCCAGAATATCTTAGGGGTGTCTCAATTACTTCAGCAAACCTATTTGAAACAGTATGATCCTCTTTTGAAGATGAGGTTATAAAATCTATACCTCCTATTTTCTTTAGGTTGTCGTAACGTCTACCCCCTATTGGCTTTACGATAAAGCAATGGGGTGATTTCATTATATTAAAAATTTATATTGTACTCTATAGATATTGGCATCGATGAACTGAACTCTTTCCAAAGCACTACTTCATTATTGGCTTCTATCCAAATTTTTGTGTTACCCGATTTTTCTTCTACTTGAATTAAATGTATCGTGTAGTTTCCTCCTAGCACAGATTGACCTAGCACATAGTGCATAGCGGCCTTGTAATCTGATCCTATAGAAACTTTTCTTATCATTTATTTTTATGGTGTCAAGTTACCGTAAGCATACCAAGTATCAGTTGCGGTCTTTACAACGTGAGCAACAGCAAATTGTGCATTTGTCTTTAAACCTACAGCACTATTTACAGTAACACCTGCGGTGCCGACAAGAATTGCTTGTCCTGCTCCTTCTTGGATTATGGTAATTTTAGTTCCCGTAGGAAAAGCTGCTCCTGCATTTGTTGGTATTCTAATATCAGTAGTTGTAGCTGCGGTTGTTACAAGCACACCTTCAGAATTTGCAAGACCTAAGTTTATAGTAGTTAAGGCACTTGCTGCAACAGGTGATGGCAATGTAGATTTCCAAGTTACTTTACCGCTTGCATTTGAAACAAGAAACTGACCGTCACCACCCAATGTGTTTGTAGAATCCTTTACTGTACTTTGTATAAGTAGTGATGCGTTTGTTTCAAGCTCAAACGTACCCACCTTAAATAGATAGTCTCCATCGTGGTCTACATTTCCTGTAATGTCTTTGTCTCCTGTCTGAGTTATATTACCTGTAAGAATTATATTGTTTGTAGCGGTATTACCAATAGCCAAAACTTGACTTAGGTTTTGATTCGTAAGTCCCGAACCAAAAACAAGCTGACCACTTGCATTACATACAAGAGTCTCTCCGTTGTTACCAAGACTACCATTGAA